ATCCCACATACCGAAGAAAAGAAGCCTGAACCTATTCCTGCTAATCCTCCAGTAAGTGCTATTCAGCCAAACGAGAATCCGCAAGATGATCAAGTAGAAATGAAATTCTAATGAAATTGCACATTATCAATAGTAATAGTGAGGGCAACTGCTACCTATTTACCGACAATGAGGGGAAAACTCTCATTGTCGAAGTAGGTGTCAAGTTTGATGAAGTGAAAAAGGCTTTGAATTTCGACCTGTCAAATGTTGTGGGCTGTTTGGTTACGCATGAGCATGGTGATCATTGCAAAGGCGCTGAGAATGCTGCAAGGTATGGTTTGGATATATACGCATCTGCCGGCACAATAGAAGCTCTAAAGTTCGAGAGCTACCGTTTGAAGCCGATTAATAAGGGAGAGAAGTTTTCCGTGGGGCCTTTTGATATTCTAGGGTTTGATGTTCATCACGATGTTAATGAACCGTTGGGTTTCTTGATCCGTCATCCGGAAATGGGAACAACATTGTTCCTTACAGATACAATCTATTGTGACTACAAGTTCCCTGGGCTTACGAATGTATTGATTGAAGCGAACTATTCGCAAAACATCATCGACGACAAATTGCGCGATCAATCGTTCCTTAGGAACCGAGTATTGAAGTCCCACATGAGTGTAGAAACGGCTATCAAGACGCTAAAAGCTAATGATCTGACTAAAGTAAACAATATTGTTTTGATTCACTTGTCGGATCGGAATAGCGATTCCAGATTATTTAAGCAGATCATCGAAGAGCATACTTTGAAAACCGTCACTATTGCTACCAAAGGATTAATTATTGAAAATTTTAACGATACACCATTTTAGATATGGAAAACACAGAATACAACCACGATTTATCTGTAAAAGCTCAGAAAGAATTGGCTGATAAAAATAATCATCCACATTTTGCACCGAAAAGCGGCTATTGTTATAACTGCGGAAAATCAATTTACACCGCAATAGAACGCGGCTCTTTTAAATCTGGAATCACTTTGGAACGAGCGAAAACAGAATTAGTCACAGGCTGTCCACATTGCCATAGGTCATATTGTGATTAGTGTCAAACGAATAATTTTTTATTATTTCAAATTATCCATTTGGATAAGTTGAAATAAGTTTATACATTTGAAGTGTTAGTCAATTGCGACGTCTCACTTTAGCGCAATTCAAAGAAATTATAGCCCTTATTGGGATGAACCGGAAGTGAGACGCTGGGGATTCCTGATAAGGGCTTTTTTAATAACCATGCACAATTATCAAAAATTACTCAGGATCCACAACAGGATTGAATCTTTCAGTAAAACGCTCGTAGAACCTGACTTCAGTAGAGAATATAAATTAGGGTTTGATCTTGCTGTAAAGCTTTTCAATGTAGCTATGAACAAAGAGTTCGGTGAATCTATTCGTGTTGAATTCAATAAGCACCATGAGCTTAGGGAGCAAAAGAAGGAAAATGAAAAACTCGCTAATAAGATATATAACCAGAAGCGTTATATCGCCCACCTTGTAGAGGAAAATAGCAAGTTCAAAAGCATCACGCTTCCAAGGTCTAAACGGAACAAGATTATCCGTTCCATCGCAGAAATGACTGGATCAACTTATGAGGAGATCAGAGAAATGTTTAAAGGTGTTGTACAAATTAATGAATCAAAATAATGACTAGGAAACAATTAGAAGGAATATGCCGGTTCGTGTTAACGTTCGAATCGGATATGCCCATTGACGAAGTGAATAAGCAATTTGGTTTAGAACTGAGTGATGCTGATTCCCATGTGCAAGCTCTGACATCTTATCTTGAAAAGAATAAAATTCAGTTGGATGGTGAAAATGAAGCAAAGGAGTTCAAATCATGAAAGCATTAAGCATAAAACAACCATGGGCAAGCCTTATTGCTCATGGTATAAAGGATATTGAAAATAGAACCTGGGCGACTAAGCACCGCGGCACTATTTACATTCATGCCAGTGGCAAGCCATCATTCAATAACCTAACTCTGAATTTGACACATGATCAGATAGATCAAATCGTATTGGGAGATTTTTGTCAATTAGATTCTAGGAGTCTTGCTTATCCAAAGTCAGCAATTATTGGAACAGTTGATATTGTAGACTGTGTTATCAACCATGGTAGTATTTGGGCTGAGCATTCAAGAGGTTGGCCAAGCGACCCAAAAGTTATCTATAATTGGGTATTAGCCAATCCTGTATTGTTTGACGAGCCTATTTTGAATGTTAAGGGGAAATTATCGTTCTGGGAATTTGACGGAAAGGAGTCGAACTCATGAGTGCTACACTAATTTCAGAAAACACATTCACCGCTAAGAAAAAGCATTTATGCGACCTATGCGGCCAGCATATCCAAGTTGGGGAAAAATATAAACGTCAATTCTGTGTTGATGGTCATGCCTATGCTTTTAAAATGCATTTGGTATGTGAGGATATTTCAAAGGTTTATAGCAAAGAATATGATTCATATTTCGAAGGGTACGATCACAACTGTTTTTCACACGACGTATTCGAGAACTTCGAGGTAGTAGTCGGCTTCAAAAGTGATGGCTTAAAATACCAAGAAGCCTTAAAATTATTCAAACAAAAATGGATCGAAGGAAAGGAGACCAACGGAAATGTATAGCCAAAAACCTCTACAATGGATCAATAACCACTATGGCCTAAATGCCCAAATCGGAAAGGACATATTGCATGGCAACCGTAAAGGAACGATCTCAAAAGATATGGGAAAATATATCGGTGTGGTTTTCCATGACGACACTGATAACACCTACCCATGTCATCCGACCAATGGAATTACCTATTTAGAATCACGAACTGACTTGTCAAAATTCAAAAAGAAAAAATGGCGTTCAAAACAAAGATATCGTGATTATTTGGAAGCTTCAGAATGGTATGGCGGGACATTCTTCGATTATTTGAAGGATGAGAAATTAATCAAGAGCGGTAAATATTTTGATTAGTTATGGAAAAGTTTATTAAAATAGGCCTATTTTTAATGGGTATAGCGATCATATTTATGACGATTGGTCTATTCCTTACCCTTGAGTTTGATAAGGCAAAGAGAGGGTTTTATTTTATGCAACGCACAGTTTTGAGAAGGAGATAATAATGGCAAAAGAATCATTCTATTTCAGCCATGACTATGGGTCTAGGAACGATCCCAAATTGGTCAAAGTATTAATGAAATTAAAGCAGGAGGGTAAGGGTGTATACTGGGACCTAATTGAAATGTTATACGAACAAGGTGGGTACCTTATGCTTTCGGATTGCGATAGCTATGCGTTCGCATTGCGAACAAGCGAAGAGTGCATTAACAGTTTGATAAATGACTTCGGATTATTTGAAAATGATGGTCAGAGGTTCTGGTCTGAATCAGTTTTAAGGAGGATGAATCAGAGAAATGCTAAGTCGGAGAAGGCAAAGGAAAGCGCCCTTAAAAGATGGAATAAGCCCGATTCTAATGCGAACGCATCCAAAAAATATGCGAACGCATTACCAATGCAAAGCAACAGCAATGCTATAAAGGAAAGGAAAGAAAAAGAAATAAAAGAAGAAATAGATAAAGAAGAAAATTCTTCTCCTTCTTCTGCTCCGCTTCCTGTTTTCAAAAAAGGATTTGATTCGATGGAGGAGGTAAAAGATTCGATCATCAATGATGAAAATTCTTTGATGGATATCGGAGCAGTTGCAAAGGTTCCAGATCCAAAGGATGTCAAGAATCGAATTGAGGAGTTCTTTACTTTCCAAAAAGCAATCGATAAATTCCATACGGACAGATCTGAATTCAAAAAGCATTTCTTCTCCTGGTATGCGAAGAAGTATCCTAACACGGGAACAGGATCTCATTTAGTCCATTCAACAGCGACGTTGACTGATTCTTCTAATCCTCCGGATAATTCAGGGAAATGGATATGGTTAAACAACGGGTGGAGGGATACGACGAAGTTCACTGATTATCAAAAACAGAAACACGGATTGAAATGAAAAGCAAAATTGAAGGAAAATTACCACCGCAAGCAGTGGACTTGGAAGAAGCCATATTGGGTGCATGCATCAGTGAAACAAATGCTTTCATGTTCATCGCCGATATTCTGAGACCTGAAATGTTCTATCGAGAATCACATCAGATCATTTTCAAAGCATGTCAGGAAATTTCTGTTTCGGGAAGTCCATTGGATTTGATGACGCTAATGGCTAAACTTCGCAAGGATGGTAATTTCGACAGAGTAGGAGGTATTTATTTCCTTACAGGGCTTACAGATCGCGTTGTCTCTTCGGTGAACATGGAATATCACTCGCGAATTATTGCACAAAAATTCATGCAACGAGAACTTATCAAAGTTTCTCATGATACGATTGACAAGTGCTATGATGAAACGAATGATATTTTTGATATCCTTTCGAGCTATGAGACCAAGCGAGACGATTTGGTAAATCATGTGGCGACAAAAAAAGAGGTAAAGCAGGCTGATGCTTTAGAGGAATTATTCTCCGAGATGATTAGGAAAGCTGATTTGGGAATTCAAGATGTGACAGGGGTAAATACCGGTTTTCAGAATATCAATGAGGCTACTGGCGGCTGGCAATGTTCAGATTTGATAATCATCGCGGCTAGGCCGGCTATGGGAAAAACGGCTTTCGTCCTGAAGCAAGCAGTAAACGCAGCAAAGTCGGGGAAACCGGTGGCAATATTTTCTTTGGAGATGTCGAAAAGCCAATTGCTAGAACGGATGATATCCTTTGAGACGGAAATTGATTTGACTAAAATCAAAAAATTAAATCTTGCAGACCATGAGTGGCACAAGCTTCATTCGAGAAAGGATCAGCTGAAATCTTTGCCAATTCATTGGGATGATACCCCAGGGTTAACC